TGGGGACGCCAACTGCGGAAATGGGGCTGGTCGAAACGGCTGCGTGTCCGCAATGACTGGGACATTAGTAAATCCGAATAACTTGGCGATTCCACTGACTGCTCTCGCACCCATTTCCGTTGCCGTAGCAAACTTTCCAATGACTGGTACACCCTTAACCAAGCCGGCAATACGAGCTACTGTACTTGCAGGCCCAGAAATTGCACCAGTGCCGTACTCATCTGCCTGCATCGACAGGCCCACACTTGGACCGGCGAGAATAACATCCTCAGCCCACGCATACACCTGTACAGACACTCCCTGACCAGTTACACCATTGGCGCTGGCAAGAGCATTGTAAATGATGAATCGCAGTGTTCCCATATTGATATAGTCCTGAGCAACCTGGGCTCGCAAAAAAGAGCGGGGGTAAAAGAAAGGTAGCACCATATCCGCACCTTCAGAGTGCTGAGGTTTCAACCACACACCAGGCTGTTGTGAGTATGGGATAAGCTCAGAATTGGCTTGCCCACCAGCTGTGCCAGCGACAATAGTGCTTGGTTTGAACACTGGCAACGGCTGGTATGATGCTCGCATGGATCCATAATAAAAGGGAGAAGCGTTCAACACAAACTTCAAGTGCAAATTAGCACGCATAAAAGCAAAATTGTTGAGCTTGTACTTGATGTTCGCATTGTTGAAATACAGATTCCACGGTGAAATAGTGCTCAATACCCCAACTGTGTCTGAAGTGTTCCAAGTCAAATTCGCAATACGCACGGGGCGCTTGAAAAAATCCTCCAATCCAGCACTAGTAACAGCATCTGACACGTCAAATGGATTTTCAATGGCCGACTTGCCCACATCAATACCCGGAGACACATCCAAGAAGGTCGTTGTCTGAGTTTGTGTGGGAGCCATTGCCGGTGATTCTGTCATAATGACATCACTTTCCTCTGACTGTATCGTACACTTCCAGCCTGGACAGCAATTATCACATTCTGTGACATCGCCATACCAATACGTCGCAGTTTGACCACAGTTGTGGCACGTGATCTGGGCCGACGAAGATCCCATCTCACAATCTTGTTTGTTGTTTGTTTTTGTATTTTGTTTCGCGAGAGAAATATAAAATGCAAGAGTCCACTCATTCTACATGCAAGTTCGCGTTTTCTGGGGCACCCTGAACCCTCACTCCTAAATAGGCGAGACCTTTTAAGTAGGCCGGATTTACATATAATATGCACACTTACGTCACTTGAAAACTCATAAGAAGAGACATACAGATCACACTACACGTGAAGACTAATTCGGCAGCACACTGCGCGGGTGCTCTTCAACACACCCAAGTGAACGCTTGGTTGCGATTCCCGTGGAAGCCTGCCAGTAGCGATCAACCAACTCGTTCCAGTTCGGGCACTTGAGGTGCTCCAACTCGACAAGAAGGTCGTTACGCGTGGCCAGATCCATGAGCCAAGCCCTCTCCCTCTCGAAGCGTTCCTTGCCGTACCAGAACCACTCATTCACAGCTGATACGATGACGCTGGCCATGTGCAATTCAGGTGAGATAGTTTCAGAGGGCGTGCAAATGGTGAGCATCTTTCGGATAGACTCCTCCTCGAGAGGGCACACCACAGCTCCAATATCCTCGTCCCAGCGCCACGTTCTC